CTTATCGCTTAAAAAAATACAAAGGATGTAATCATGGCAGTAAAAAAGAAATCAGCAAAACCTACAAACCCTACTCTTTACGCCAGGGTTAAGGCAGAAGCTAAGAGAAAATTTAAGGTGTACCCATCAGCTTACGCAAATGGTTGGTTAGTAAAAACTTATAAATCTAGAGGCGGAGGCTATCGGTAATGGCTAAACCCAGAGGTGGTCTTACTGCTTGGTTTGGTAAAGGTAAAAAGGGTGATTGGGTAAATATTGGTGCGCCTAAAAAGAATGGTAAGTTTCAAGCCTGTGGCAGATCCTCTGCTAAATCAGGCGGTAAATATCCTAAATGCGTACCTCGCTCTAAAGCTAACAGCATGACTGCTGCACAGAGGCGTAGTGCAGTTCAGAGAAAACGTGCAGCGGGAAATCCTGGTGGTAAACCTACAATGGTCAGTACCATGAAGAGAAGGAATAAAAAATAATGCATAACGATAAAACAATTAGAAAAGTTATGGAAATGCTACAAGGAGCTTCAAAAGCCCACGCTGGGCAAGCAAAAATGTTACGTAAAGTGTTGTCTTCCTCAAAACCAAAAGGAAAGAAAAAAGTATAATGGCTCCCCGTATTCCTAGAAAGAAAGGACAGAAAGCTAATTCAAAAAAGCATTCTGATTTATATACAGATGAAAATCCTAAAGGTACTATTAAAGGTTTGGCTTTTTCTAAAGTTAAAGATGCTCGCAGTTCTGTGGCTAAAATTAAAGCTTCTGGCAAAAGTCATGCGCATAAGACGCAAGCGGCAATAGCTATGGAGCAACGCGCTAGAGTAGCAGGTAAGATTACTGCCGCTAGTGTATATAGAAAGTTTATAAACGAGCAAAAGAAAATTACTGCTCGTAAAAAGAAATAAGGAGATTACTATGAAACATGGACAAGTAAATTGTACAAAAGAAGACCCTAAGAAATTAGGAGGCAAAGGTGCTAAAATGCAGCGTAAAGGATTAACACCAGCGCAAAAGAAACTTCCACCAGCGTTACAAGCAGCTATTCTTAAAAAGCAGAATGGCTAAATGTTAGCTAAAGCTGCTCGTATGGCTTTGCTATCTTCTATCGTATACGAAGATCAGGATTCAATCAATAATAAACTACTCAAACTAGGACTGAAGGATTGGTCCTGGTTTGATACTGATGGGACCCAAGCAATCTTAATACATACTCAAGAAGAGATTATTATATGTTTCAGAGGAACTGAGCCAGACAAAATGACTGATATTTTAGCTGATCTTAAGGCATGGCCTAAAAGAAGTCGTGAAAGAGGTCTAGTTCATTTTGGCTTTGCACAAGCACTTGATAAAGTATATGATAAGATAAATGAGCGTTTAGAACAAGTCTCAAATAATGTATCAGAAGACGTAAGAGTAATTTGTACAGGACACTCACTAGGAGCTGCGCTTGCTACTTTATGTGCTAGTCGTATTGATGCTCATGAAGTTTATACATTTGGTTCTCCTCGTGTAGGTACTCGATCTTTTGTTAAAGAGATGAATAATGACGGTATTAAGCACTACAGATTTGTAAATAATAATGATGTTGTTACTTCTGTTCCTCTAGCTTTAATGGCTTATCGTCACCAAGGTGACCTATGTTATATTAATCACTATGGTAATATTCGTAAGATGACTTTATGGCAACGAACCAAAGATAAGTTTAGAGGTAGACTTGCTGCTTGGAAAAATAAACAACCATTTGACGGTGTGAGAGATCACGACATAAATGCTTATTATAAAAAGATAAAAAATGTCAGTATACAGAGCTAGGTCATCGTGCCCAGTATGTAATAATTCAGAAGAAGTTTGGTTTTTTAAAGGCAAAGTACAGCCCTTAGATATTGTTGAATGTCCTAAGTGTGAGCATTTATTTGAACCTCAAGATTTCATATCCACTTTCCTAGAATTAAAAAATAATTCCTCTATTTCCTCTAGTCAATTTATAGTTTAGATTGCTAACTTATCATTTTTCGTTTATATTATATAAATAATCAAACAACGGAGAATGAAATGGCTAAGAAAGCAAAAGGTAATAATTACGTATCCAAAGGTGAACGCTCTAGTGTGGCAAAAAGTTTATTGAAAGCTTGCCGTCGAGAATTTCGTTCTGCCGACTCTATGGCTACCTTACTGAATAAACAAGCTGCTTGGCGTGCCGGCAGACCTGTTACTTTAACAGTACCCAATCCCGATAAAAAGAATACTAAAGAAAGATTCATTAAAGTTTCGGCTAATGAATACTGGGGATACCCGCGTCAAATGCAGATTAAGATGAGAATGGCATGATTAGGACTGAAGAGTACTCTTATAAGGATTTCTATGAAAATGAGTTTTCTAAATATTTAGAGGACCATCCAGAAACTATGTCTAATTTTAATTATAGCAAACTTCAACTTGATATAGATGCCGATAAAATTATTAAATATATTTCTATGGCTTGGAATAAAACAGAGCCTCCTCACAATTTTGAAGTTCGTTCCTACTTTGACGGGTATGATTTTAGAAAGGCGGCGCAGGGAGAAGAGGAGATAGAGTATATTAAAAAAGTTACTATACCTCGTATGCAACTTGAGCAGGGCTATAACCAGCAAGCAACTCGTATGTATGTAATGAAACAGTTCGAGAATTGCCCTCTTAGTCAACTTTTAGGACAAGACAACTTTAAAAAGTTAAAGCTTGAAAAACTTAAATCTATATTTAGAATAATAGTTCAACCTCCAGGAACTTTTTTACCTACTCATTTTGATTATGTATATCGTAGTACAGGTCTTAAAAGGTATACTATTATGGTGGCTCCTTATGTTATGGGTCAATTTTTATATATTGGTAATGATATGATTTCTAACTGGGAACAAGGTGCGTGTTATGAACTACCTTTTCCTACTATGCATGGTAGTGGTAACTGTAGCCATTTACCTAAAATTTCACTAACGGTAACAGGAGTTCCAATTGCCTGAAGGTCCAGAATGTACTCGTACAGCCCGACAAGTAAATCAGGCTGTACAAGGTAGATCATTAGTTAATATTAATTTTATCTCTGGTAGGTACACTAAAAAGTTACCTACTGGTTTTGCAGATTTTTATACAGCACTTGAAGAAGAACACCTCCCAGTAAAAGGTGTGTTCAATAAAGGAAAGTTCATTTGGTGGGAGTTTGGAGATTTACTACCTATCTGTTATATGTATACTACCTTAGGTATGACGGGAAACTTCAAATTACAACCGTCTAAGCATACCAGAATAGCTTTTTACTTTGATGATGACTCTGCTATTTACTATAATGACCAGCGTAATTTTGGGACTGTTAAGTTTGTTATGGAAGAAGAAGGTCTTAAAACAAAGCTTAGATCAATTGGACCTGATATGCTTAATAATCCATGTACTCTTAGCGAGTTCATTCGTATTGCTAGGAATAAACCCAATTGGATGGTGGTTAAATGGTTAATGGAACAGGGACAAATCTCAGGTGTTGGTAATATATATAAGTCCGAGTCTTTGTTTCTTGCAGGTATAGCTCCTCATAGAACTATGTCTAGTCTTGATGATGAAGAGTTAGAGAAGTTGTACCATGCTGTATGTAAAGTTCTTACAGCTTCATATGAATCAGGAGGAGCTACTATTCGTAACTATTCAGATCTCTATAATAATCATGGAAAATATACTAGTTTTCCTTCTAATCCAAAGGAGATGGTTGAGGCTAGGTCGTCAAAAGTAATGGTATATAATCAAAAAGAAGATATATACGGACACCCTGTTGAGCGTATTAAACTAACAGATGGCAGAACCACTTTCTGGTCTCCAGAGGTACAATTTTAATGGCTTGGAAAAACTATGACCCTAAAGAACAAATGCCCGATCACTATTCTAATCTGAAGCAACACGGGGTAATTATACCTACTACGGATGAAGTAGCGTTTAAACAATATAGAATTTGGCGTTGGTTATATAATAAGTTTGAAGTAGCCGAGAGTCAAGGATTAGAGTGCGGTCTTATACCTCAAACTCCTACTGAGTTTCCTGTAGTTGTGAAACCTGTATATAACTTAATGGGAGGTGGTATAAACGCTCGCGTTATACATAATATCGAAGAGTATAGTAAAGTTACTGATCCAGGACTATGCTGGACTCCCTTTCATTTTGGTGAACACTATTCTTTAGATATTATACTTCTTGACGGTAAGATTGTAGAAATGTTTGCCTTTAGGGGAGAAAAACTTCAGTTTGGTGCGTTTGATTACTGGGAACTTGATAATGATGATGATGACCTTTTAGAACTAGTAACTCCTTGGGTAGAACAATACTTATACGGATACTCTGGTTGTCTCAATATAGAAGTTATTGGTGAGTACATAATTGAAGCACAATTACGAATGGGAGATATTGATAGGTTAGGCGACCCACATTTGATGAACGCTATTTGGAAACTATATAATGAGGATGTGTGGGAGTACCAAAGAAACTATGCTACTCCTGAGACCTTTTATTTAGCGGCTCTATTTGCTCAACCACATAAAACTTTTAATCTAAACACAGAGTTACTTGATTACATACTAGGTGAAAGCCTTACTTACTACCAAATAGATGATAACTCTAAGTATCATGAAAATCCCCCACACGGGAACAGAATAGCAATCTTCTGTGATAATGAGTGGGAAAATGTAGAGTGGGCGCGTAATATCTGTGCTGCTATGGTTAAACCAGAGATTGACGGACGTTATTTACAACCTCTAGAAGGTTATACAGAACTAACAATTTGATTGCATAAAACCCTTATTTTTGCTATATTATTAAGAATGGAAAGGAGAAAACCATGTGGATTATTGTAGCAGCAATGTTAAGCACCGGCCCCATGACTCA